TCAATACCTTTTTTTGTTTTATTAAATTTAAAACCACCAGCGCCGTTGTTAGCAGCAGCCGTCATAACAAACTCACCATCACTAAGCATAGCAGGTATATCATCAGAGGTTCCTGTACCAGGACCAACTGACTCACCACCTTTTCGCATATCTAGTTCGCCTATTGCAGCCAAGCCACCTTTATTAAATTGTTGCCTAAATCCTATCGGGCCACCAAACTTTGCTGCTTTTCTTACACCTAAATCAAAACCAGCAAATACAGGAGCTGGATTAAGATCTGGTCTTATTGATTGTCTAATATCAGTTAAACCACCTTCGGTTTTTTTTGCCGCATCTTTAACAGCTTTACCGTATAACAAAGCTAAAGCAGCCATTTGTGGGTTTATACCAGAGCCTCCTCCGCCTCCACCAGAAAATATACCATCTCCTCCAGGACCTGTTCCTAATGCTTTTTCAACAGATTCTGGTAAAAGTTTTGCGCTTAAATATTCTATTGGGCCTTTACCTTCTAAAGGACCTTGCTCAGATCCAATACCAGTAACTCCTCTAATTACGTTTCCTGTTTTATTTAAAATAGTTCCACCTGGCATATTTAAAGTTTGACCAGCTGATATAACATTAGGATCAGTAATTCCAGGATTAGCCTCCATAATAGCTTCTACGGTTGTATTGTTATCTGCTGCTATTTTACTAAGAGAGTCACCTTGTTGCACTACAGTTCTTTTTGGAGCAAGAGGATTAAAGCCTTGGGGTCCTCCTACATAATCAACAAATTGTCCTGTATTGACATCAAACTGACCTGTTCCCCCGCCAAAAGCTCCAAAGTATCCTTGTTGCTGGTCGCTTGCCATACCTTTTAGTACGTTTTTGCCATATTCAATTGGATTAAATGAAGTTTTACCAGCAGCGTCTGTAACAGATCCTATACTACCAAGAGAATCCATAAATCCTCCACCAATATTTTTAAAATCGCCAGAGGTTATAGATTTAAGCGCACCATCTTTACCAAACACACTTTGATTACCGCCAGCCATTATGGTCATGATGTCACCAAGACCACCTTCACCTTTAGCAAGTTTAAGTGCAGCATTACCTTTTTGATAAACAGCAGCAAAGGGCTGCCAAGGACCAGGTATAACAGCTGCAACAGGTGCTACTTTCTTAACCACCTTCTTGACGCTTTTTGCTAATTTTTTTAGAAAGCCAAACTCTGCTTGTCCTGTAATAGGATTAATAGACATACCTTGACCCACTTCATATTCTCTCGGATCCAAGCCAACTGCTTGCATTTCTTTTCTAATAAGTGATTTTGTTTTGTCTGATATAACTGGAGGAACGACCATCTCGCCTTTTGCAACGTGGGCCATAAAGCGATCTTCGTTGCGTCCTAAAGCTGCTAAACCTTTTCCTGAGTTGTCTACTATATTCATTTTTAAATTTTACCCTATTCTTCTATACATTTTAACCAAAATACAAGTAAGTATCTATTTCCTGATTCTACCGATAGGCCTCTATGCATATGGGTAAAGCTCGGAAATATTAGAGCGTGGCCTGTAGGTAATGGTTCAACTGTACCACGATTTAAAAACTCAGTCCCGCCCCCCTCGTACTCACCTGTATTTAAAGGGACAACCATACTAATATCGGCACTAGCATCATGATGCCAAGCGCCTTGTTTTTTATCCTTTAAATTATAATTAGCTATTTGAATACCGCCACCATTTACGTGCCTATTCCAAATATTTAAAAATATAGGATTACCTATAGTATATATCGTTTGAAACAAAGATTGATAGATTTCTGGACAATTATCTTGAAAAGTTATTTCTGGTATTTGTCTTAAAGTATCTTCTTCTGGATTGGGTTGAAAGCCATAAAAACTTTCTAAGTTTTGTATTTCATCTAACAATATAGAACAAAACTTTTGTGAAAAGAAAGGAACCGTATATACATCTTTCAACGGTTCTTTTATCACTTCATTTAACTTTGTTGGCTTGGGATTGTTGTTACCTTTATTGTTATAGAAATCTACTATAGTTGGTAAAGACTCTTGGACTGCATCAAATGTTTCTTTTTCTATATACCAATCAGCAGGATGCTCAAGCAATATATTTTTAGTTTTATATTCGTTTTTTATAGCTAACTCAACCATTATTAAAGTTAGTGATGTTTATAGATATATCTCCACCTGTAATAATATCTATCTTACCTAATGATAAAGTAGCTTCAAAACCAAAGTCATTTGCTCTTTCGCCTATATCAACCCACTTAGATCCTGTATAAACCTGCAAAACGCCTAAAGTAGTATTCCATATAATACTGCCTGGCAAAAAGTTAAATTTAAGTTTATCTGCATCATTAACTTGTTGAGTGCTGTTAACATCAACCGCACCTAAGTTAATTTCTAAAATTCTTGTAAGTCTGTTAAATATATCTGGNCTGACTGAACCTACAGCAATTGGAAGTTGCGTTTGTAGAATTTTGCTCATCTCTTGCCGTCAGTTCTTACATCAATCCTTGTAGCTCCTAATCTCCATCCAATTCCTAAATTACCGTCATTTGGCGCATCATCATCTGACTCAAATCTTAAAACCATTTGTCTTGCTCTGCCCCTAATAAATGCCTGTTGAGTGTTTGCTTTTATAGAACTTGTTGAGTTAACAGACAAAGAATCACCTGGATAGTTTCTTGTTTTCACTACAATATTTACAGAACCATCTTCGTTGCTATTTTGTAAAAATTTAAAGTCTGGAATAATTTTTTGTATAAAAGTAAATTGTTCTCCATCACCTAAATCAAAATCAGAACTTTCTATAAATACATTAGTCATAGGAGATCCATCATCATCAAATCCAGTTTCTTGCCTGTAAAGATAGTTGTTGCTAACAGCTCTAGGATAATTTTCTATACCAGCATCCAGCCAAGCTGTTCTACTTAATGATCCATAAAACCAAACATTTTCTGCGTAATTATAAATCACGTATCTGTCTATATCGTTGCTTGAACCAGAACAATAGAACCAACCCACTTCATTTTTATCTGCAATAGTAAAAGCATGAGTTTTAAAAGACTGAGTTAAGTTAATGTCAGAAAAAACATAATTTTGAACAGTACAAGGAACCGTTTGTACGCTACCGTTGTAAATATAAAAGTTGTTGTAGCTCATCCAAAACACACCTTGAGGAGCTGTAACAGCTGCTTTAGGGCCTAGCAATCCTGTTCCTTGATTAATTAAATTAACTCCAAATGTAAAAGGCGGACCAACAAACTGCATGCTATATAAAGCAGTATCAGTCCAAACTAATATCTCTTGTCTAGACTTAACGGCACCAATAATAGAAGAGCCAGAAGATAATCGTAAAGATCCTGCTGTATTTGTTGTTTGAGGCTCAAACTCTAAAGCATTTTCTTGGTCACTAAATGCAATTAACATAGGATCAACAGTTCCAGTTCTAACGCCCCCCGATAAAGGATCTGCGCCTAATACAATTAAATGACGATCTTTTTCTGAAGTAATAACTTGTAATCCTACCGTTGGTACTTGATTAGCTCCAGATGTTGTAGAAAGGTTAACAGCTCTAGTTGCAAGGCCGTTATTTTCAACCCATCTATATATGCCTCCGCCTCTTTGATTAATAATTAAATCTTCACCAAAGTTGTCATGAGTCCATAATCTAAGTTGATTGGTAGAAGATAGTGCCGTTGCAGATCCAAAAGCTCCTTCTCCCCATCCATTTAAACCCCAACCAGTACCAGGAACATAAACGTCTAGACCTACATTTACTTGATATGTGCCAACGATTGATCCTCCCCCATTTCCAGTATCACTTGCATTTGCAGTTACGATATTACCGTTAGTATCTTTAGCTTCAATTGTGTAAGAGTTAGCATCTATAGTTGTTGCTATTTGATATTCTTGATTAAGTACCGTAGCAGTAATATTGCCGCCAAGAGAAACTGCTCCAGAAAAAGTTACAAAATCATTAATCTCCGCTCCATGTGCAGCATCACTTACAGTAATAGTAGCATCTCCATCTACCGCAGCAAAAGTTACATCTCCCGCAGCTGTAGTAGATCTTATTGGGGTTATGTCATTAAAAGAAGTACCCTCTTCTATATAATATTTCCAAGTTGTTCCTAAACCTAAATATTTAGTTCCAGATAATGCTATCCAAGGATGCAGCGCTCTACAAGTTCCTAGAAATGTACTTAAACTATCTTTAGCCCAACCACCAAACTTTTCGGGTCTACCTTTTCTAAAACGAACAA